CTTCCCTTTAAAGGAAACGGACCCACAGTCGCATACATGCCTCAAGGAGAGGTGAGCATTGCGAATAGTGATGAAGCCTGCTCTATCGAAAGATATTTGCAGTTAAAGGACAGAATACCTGTGTCAGGCACCTGCCTCCACCTCAACTCCAGAAGTCGTGAATTAACTTTACGATGGTCGTGGGAATAAATCCCACCGGAGCACCCCATTAGGGTAAATGACTTATACATTGGCCTCGAAAGAAGCTTATATAGAGGTCAACCTCCTGTCGCCTTGCGGAACACCTTCACTGTTACCTTTGCTGAAACAGAGTTTTCAATTAACTCAAAACAGCTCACGGTACGCCCCGATTAACAAACTGCATAACAGTAACGGGAAAGTACACTTCATGTATTGGCAAAGTTCCATCCCACCCGGGATGAGAAACATATGCTGTACTGGATGTGTCTATTCAGTCCAAGAGTCCCCGACACATGGGACTCCTCGAATCACTGGTCTTAACCAACGACCTAGATATCCATGTAGCAATTCTCAGCTACAGTGATAAACTACCCAACGGCGATCGAGTGAGTTGCCTGGACAATAATGCCAGGTGACAAACCGTCACTGTTGGATTCCAGGTAAAAGGAATAAGGAACAACTAGGTAGTCACCGCCGACCACAGTGAAGGTCTTCCGATATTTCGGTAGACTCAAAATCACCGCGGCGTTGGCGCATCTTACGATGACGTCAACGACGGTTCCTCCCCCTGTTCCATACTTAAATGTCATGACGCCACTGATGTGGTATCTACCTGCTGGAATGATCGGCTGACCGGCGGTGAACGTAATGTCCCAACTTGGTTGAGACAGGATCGTATCCCACCCTATCAGTGTATCTACAGCAGTAATGACATTCTGGTTCGTAGTGTCCGTGATCTGCGCAAATGTATGCGAGATATTGGTGACTGAGCGAGTCTGCCTTGAGATTAATTCAATCTCATAGTAGACCCACAGTTGGCCAATTGCTGAAGTATCCGTACAAGAGATAGTTGCAACACTCACCGAGGCGCCATCATAAATTTGAAGGTCGCTCACGACGGGTGTGTTTCTAATCTTCTTGACCTGGATCCCATCAGACATCCTTGAGCACGAGACATTTAATGTCACGGGTTCGAAGACTCGACCTGAAGCGAAAGTCTCAAATGTGGACAATTGCTGCAGGTCTTCTGGTGCAGGATCCTCAGGATCATAATCAGCACACAGATAAACAGAGCCAGGAGTAGTTGTAACCGCTTCCGCGGGAACATAAACGTACTCTAGTTTCCTATACCTGTACTTCTCCCAGCCCTACGCCTGGGTTGAAAGCCAATTGTATATGGCTAACCCAGGGTTGACTGAGAATTGGGTAGCATTGAAAGAAGTCGATCCAGAAATGGTCGATATCTCCTCTGCACCTGATATAACGCATCCATTCTTGGATGTGGATATCTTTGGCTAGCTCGATGCAACTTTGTAGTTGCGAGCTGCTGGGACGGTCGTCTCCTTCAAACGAAGGGATCCGCCTTTCTTCTTACTTGCTTTAGACATTTGGAATTATGTCTTTGAAATCAAGTTTAATCTGTCCTATATGGGATCCACCGGACAACAATGGACTATACATCATAGTGAAACCTCTTATGAGGGAACGCCGTGTAGTCTCTTGGCATTTTGTTTAGCACGGAAGTATTAAGCAAACTAATGTCTGCACCGTTTTGGGTAAATTACTCACTACAACCCCATGACCCGTAAGTGGGCCAGTCTCTTCCTCACCGCCAGGCGAGGGGATACTTGATCGTGTTTGGAGGAGGACAGGAAGGTACATGGGATGCTAAGAGAACAGCATTCCAATAGGACAAAAGTCGTGTCTATGACATCGGCTTAAGCCTGAACTCAGGTTTGAACTTAATCATGACTATCTTGTCTGAAGTCATTTTGACACCATGATGTGCTCGTGCGGCATAAGCCAGCCGAGCCAACCAAGGGTCATCCTGATCGAAGATATAAATATCGTCATTAGCCATCAGATAGATGGCAAGTTCATCTCTGGGTACCAGCCGAGGATGTAAGAGTGCACCTGCCAGTTTGGCAGTGGGTATATCGATTCCAGGCATTCTATAGAATGCGAGAGATGGATCACTAACGAACATGGCAGCTAAAAGCCGCTGTGAACGAGTAATCTAGAGCTCAACTGGGCCGATGGACCGGTTGAGTCCGATCCCCCCTAAGTGCACGGGTACATACCAATTCGGTCTGAATCTACCAAACCAGCTGAGATCAAATCGCCCCATGGCGAACGGAATGGAACAGGCTGCCCAAGGGCAGTACCTTACCATCTCGTTCAGGGACTGTGCGATCATAACTGGTGTGGTGGAGGTAGCCTCTTTGATATTATTGCCAAAGAGCAGACGTTGATTGAGGTAACCAACCCTCTGCATGTGTGATCCTCTCACCTCGAAGAGTTGAGAGTTGATCATAGCTGCGCGCTTCGAAAGGTAATTCTTTCCAACGGAAAGTTTAAAACCCACGTCCGTCGCAACTTCACGAAAGATTTCATAGAAATCCTAAGTGCACTTGAACAACATATCGTCACCATTGACGATGACCTGCCTCCACATGATTCTGGCCAACCGTTTCCTTTCCAGAAACTGAGCATGTGACTTAGAGTCACGGACCCAGAGACGGATGGAATGGTGGTAGACCGAAAGGTTAATCGCGCAGAGTATGGCAAAACTCAAGGGGTGACCCATGAGCTAACCTTCTGCAGCATAAACCTAAGCATCTTCTCCTTCTCCATACTACGCAAGTGCTCCAACCATTGAGTACTCACAAAGTGCCTTTAAAGGCAGGTTGTGAAGTGAATTAAGGACCTCGAGAGAGGCCTCTTTCTTCAATAAGTCAGTGGCTGCTGTATAATCAGCGGAGCACCAGAAAGGCAATTCGGCACATTTGGTTGCAATCTCATTAACCCGATCTGTTAGATCCGGCTTAAGCATGGTTGACGCATAATGTGTCTTCCAATCTGAGAGCATCAACCCTTGTGTCGGCTATAACGTGGTATATAACCAACCATTTCCGACAGAGAGAATTCGAAACTTTGCAGGTTCTGCAAGGGCAACGATCCTAACTGTTAACAACTCTTTATCCAGGCCATCAGTGGATGACATTGCTAAGTCAGCGACAGTGCCGAAGGCACGGTCGTACTCAGTTTGTCGCCAGTGATTAAGGCTATGGACGAGAGTCGGAAGCTTCCCGAGAGTAGAACTCTAGGGATCAGGGTATTGGTATCTGTCAAATAAGCTTAACGCGCCGCCTTCACGGCGAGACGCTTGTAAGCAGGCAGATCCACTCGGCATGAATTTTGTGCAAAGTGAGCGAAGAACTCCTCCATGCTGCGGGTGCGAGGCATAGTCCGTCTTACATCAATCGCCCTATTGCGGGGCTCGATCTTGCGCAGGATTGACACTTG